AATAACATACATTTGTTCGGTTAATCCCATAGTACATAGTTGAGAATCAAGTAATACATTGCTTTGAATACAATTTATGATATTCGGTTTCATAGATGGTACAGTTAACATTTCTAATTTTCGTTTGATAAATTGAATGTGTTCGTCTTCTAACAAGGTGATGTCACCCGCTACCTGAGCCGCATAAATACCATCAATGATATCTTGGTCTTGTTGGTCATCATATTCATTTAATAGATTATTCATACACGTTTCAAATCCTGTGTTGGGAGGTAATAGCTCAGAACCAAAGGTAGGTAGGGTAGCGGGATCGGCTTCTTGTATTTCACGAACACGACTGTTTCTCCAATCAGTGTATTCATCTAAAATAATGTGATCGGGACCAAAGGTACCCTCTTCAGAACACTGAAAACCCGAAGGAACCTCAATACCTTCGGGTAAATCGGTCGTGGTGCATGGAACGATAGAGCCTCTTGAATCCGAGATAGCTTGTTTGAATTGCTCTAAGGAACCGTCGTATTCGGAACGATTGTATATATCACTCAAATCGCTTTGACTCAGTAAATAGCGATCATCAAACCATTTTTGGTATAAATCTACATTCATTACATTGACTCCCGCATCGGTAGCCACCGCCACTGAAGTCCAATCGGGTGAATCACCACTCTGAGTCGTTCCACTGACATCCATCTCATATTGTGTTGGAAACCACTCTACCAAATCTGAAGAACACATTTGACGTAGATTGTCTAGAGCGGGTCGGGGTTCCGGTATCTCTATTGATTCATACTCTTCTTGGGTAGCGGGTAGCTCTGTTGGACACGCCTGACATCCCCAACCCGGAGATCCATCGTCGGGATTACCCTCTCTCCAAATCGGACTCGTCACATAATACCCCGGACCACACACATTGTGTGATTTAGTCAATCCAAAAAAATCTTCTTCGGATAACCCTTCACCACTCGTTTCCGCCGTATCATTGTAATACTCAATCATAGATTCTCTAACATCCGAAGCTATGTCATCTGTCAAAATTTCCGATAATTCATAGGATTCATCAAATTCCGGTATATCTCCCATATTACCTTATCGTATATTTTTTTTCACTAATTTAAATATACCTACTAGTAATATGAGTCACTACAAAGGAGGCGAATTACTTGGAAAAGGTTCGTATGGGTGTGTGTTTTCTCCTTCAATCCCGTGTAACTCTACGATGAAACCCAATCCAAATCAAGTATCCAAGGTATTCTTTCATTCTGAAAGTAAAGACAAAGTCAAACAAGAATACGCTATGAATCAATTGGTACGTAAGATACCGGGTTATGAACGGTGGGCTGTCACAATGAAGGCTCGGTGTAAACCACCTCCCTACAAAACAATATTTCACTATGATCCCTCAATTCTAGTTTGCTTAGAGAATGCCAAGAAAACTAGTGAAGAATTTGATAAGACTCGTAGTATGTTGATTGGCGATAAAAGTGAAACCACTCTCTATTCCTATTTTATCAAACATTATACTTATCAACTAGTGTCTCACCCACGAACATTTACAACTATGTTTTTGACGACTATGAAATCAATGGAACCCTTATTTACAGGATTATGTGCTCTACATCAATCTAAGATATGTCATTTAGATATTAAAGATGATAATGTAGTCTTAGATGGAGGACGTATGAAATATATTGATTTTGGATTAGCCTCTACATTCAAAGACCATCGTCGTCTCAAAAAACGAAGTGAGTATGTATTTCAAACAAACTCGATTTATGTAGCGTATCCCTTGGAGTTTATCTTTTTATTTGCGTCTAAGTCAAAGCTACAGGATGAATTACAAAGACTCCAAGGAGGAAACCTACGAAATTATTTTACAGATTATCAATACACTCACGAATCTATCTTGGGTAGACCGGATAGCGTACAGTATTACACATCACTTCTTCAAACTATGATAAATCAAAAACCTCGCTATAGTGATGTAATTCAAAAATTAGATACCTATTCGGTTGGAATGTTGATTCCTTCCTTAATATATAAACTTGGAGTTGAGTATGATATGTATGAAACTGTGTTACGATTGATTCAGTTACCTAAAGTCAAACCCTTTATGAAATTATTCCAGCTAATGACGAATCCAGATTGTAAATCACGAATATCACCCAAACAAACCCGAGCCCTGTATCAAAAATTGAAATCTCGCTATTTACAAAGAAAACAAAAGAAAACTCGTAGGAACCGTAAGAAGCGCACAACCAAAAAGAGATCAAAACGGTAATCCACCCATCGTATGAACATCCACCGATTCACCCATCCCCTCACATTGAACACGTCCATCATAGGGTGATTTCAATATTTCAAATTGAGAATCATTGTGAATAACTAAGACTTGAATTTGACGATATTTGTTATCCCCACACATATCATGTTTTCCAAAAGCACGACTCATACCCACATCAATTCTCCATAATCTATCATTGTATCTAGAGTTCAAATAACGATCATTCATAAATTGCGGTGTGTGGGCTACTACGATACCACCTATTGGTTGAATGGTTTCATTTCTACGATTCAAGATTTGCAATAATTGATTGAATCCCTGTTCTGTATTTTCATCTTCACCATCCTCTTCTGAGTACAACCTACACCAAAAGGGAGAAATATCATCGTCACTTCTAAAGATTTCATCAAACACTTCATCATCTTGAGCAGTACCCTCTTTAAGCAACCATTTACGAACAATCGTATTGAGTTGATGAATTGTGTATTTACTGGCTAACGCGTGACCTATACCTCCGTGAACAAAGACAAATTTACCCACCTGAATAATTGATTTCTTTTGATAAGCATAGTGTTTGGCTATATTTCCACCTCTCTCAAACGATTTTAACCTATGATAATATCCCATCGGATATCCATCGTCGGTATATTTCTGGCCTCGCTGATTCTGAGGAACAAATTCCAAAAATTCTTCAGGAGACACATACCGATAATCTTTATCCACATTCATCAATTCATGATTCCCTAGTAATCCCAAGACCCTGCCACCACTTTTCCGAGCCTCCACATCTAAATTTTGAAAGATCTTAATAATCCTCATATTACTTCCTTCATCTTCAACTACATCAGACCAATCCTCAATACAATTTTTCTTCCAAGTATCGGGTCTACAACGATCAATTTGATCCCCACATTGCACCACCCAAGTATCGCCACCGGTCCATCGGATCTTATCTACGTTATAGGGGAAAATGTCTCTAGGTATCACTTTGGCTAATCGCAATGCTTGTAGTGTCACTTTCAAATCTCCGTGTAAATCACCTATCGCAACTAATCTACGCACCGAAGGATACATACCCAACTGATCATATTGTTTCATATTTGGATTTTCTTTCATTTGTTTGATTTCTTGTTGTCCTTGATTGATTTGAGTTCGGGCTTCGTGATTCTGCTTGGCTTTCTCTATTTCAGAAGAAGTGATTGGATGACTCATTCTACGATCTCGGTTGTATTGTTCAGAGGATTGAGGAGGCCCTCCTCGTTGTTTTTGAAGTATATTTGGTTGTGATTTACGCCTTCCTTTGTATTTGTTCATTGTAAATTGAATAAATGATTTCACCTCAACCAATAGTTGATCTTTCGTCATATGAGGTAGTTGAGATGAAGGTACTATTTTATATTTATGACTCAATTCATGTAATTGAGGAACTGTCAACTTTGATAGATCTTTCCCGTTTAATAGCAGTGATTGACTCATTTGATTGAAGATAGATAAATGGATTATATTTTAAACTTGTTTTTTATATCTATGACATACATATGGAACTCTGGGCTCAATATGCAATTATCGCCGCGGTCTTTATTTCTGTGAAAAATATGATAGGAAAACACTTATCGTCAAAATATCAATACGTTGATTATCTTGTGTATGCGATCTCCTTTTCCTTTATCGGTATTTGGAGTTATGTGGTGGCTTCCGGACATCAACCCGCATCCATAGAGAAACAAGATTTATTAATCATACTATTAAGAATTGGTATCGTCTATTTGTTAATTGATCCCGCGATTTATAGAGCCTTTCAAACGTGCGGTAACAACCCAGGAAAACCGATGTGTATTGTGAATATGGAGGTTATCTTAACCTTTATTCTAAGTGTCATTTTCCTCAATGCCAAAGTAGAATCCAAGGTTATTACAGGAATGATATTAATGCTCACGGGAGGCTATCTCATCGCTTATCGCTAAGGCAAATTTGATTCTTATTTAAACAACTCTTACTAACTAACTACTATCTATCATTATGTCTTCTTTGAAATTTATGCTCGCAAAAGATTACATTCAAGGAAAACATGATGTCACAGGCTGGTATATGTCTGAAAAGTTTGATGGCTATCGAGCGTGTTACTGTCCTAAAGACAAACGCTTTTACTCACGACAAAACAAACCCTTTAATGCACCCGAATGGTTCTTGCAAGCAATGCCTCCCCGATTGATGGATGGAGAGTTGTGGATTGGACGGAATCGCTTTCAAGATATGGGAGCCGTGAGAAAAAAGATTCCATTGGATGAAGAATGGCTCAATATCACCTTTCAAGTGTATGATATGCCTGAACATCCCGGAACCTTTTCGGAAAGAATCAAAGAACTCTCTACACTTGTTAAGCTGGCTCAATCCAAGTGGAACCGAAAGCGAAAGGAGTTTGAGTATCCCTTTAATAAGTTGGAGTGTCCTTTGGTACTCGCGAAACAAATCCCTCTTACAAGCCTGAAACATCTGGATAAGGTGTATAAAGAGGTTCTACAACAAGAAGGTGAAGGTGTTATGTTAAAAGATCCCAATTCACCCTATGAAGGGAAACGGTCTAGCCTCCTATTGAAATACAAACCTAATTTTGATGAAGAAGCAATTATCATTGATTATAAGCCAGGACAAGGTAAATATACGGGGATGTTAGGTGGATTTATCTGTAAGCCTCTAATCAATCATGATACCTATTCTTCTATTGATGAAGACGAAGATCATATCTTTGCTATCTCAGGTATGGATGATGCTGTCAGAGAAAGCTACCAAGAAACACATCCTATAGGAACCATCATTTCCTATGAACACTCGGGTAAAACCAACAAAGGTAAACCACGGTTTGGACGATATATGCGTATCAGAACCGATGTCAAGATTCAACAACACATTCAAGAAGATAGTGATATAGTGAAACAACGTATTGCGACTTGTTTGAAGGCGTTGGGTGATCACTGTCGGAGAAATGGAGAAGGATTCAAAGCCAGTGCCTATTACAAAGCCATTCAAGGAATTCAAACTCTGGATACCTTAACTGAATCATCGGTTCGGTCGGTCAAAGGTATTGGAAGCAGTTTGTCTCAAAAGATTATGGAGATCATTCATACGGGCTCGTGTTCTGCCTATGACAAAATTCAAAGCATCGTTGATTACAAGAAAGATCTGTTGAATATTTCGGGAGTCGGTCCTAAGAAAGCGGGTGAGTTGGTCAAGATGGGTATCACTACCATTGATTCTCTACGACAACATCCCGAGGTGAACACTCTATTAAATGAGAAACAACTCATTGGATTGAAATATTATGAAGATATCTTGGAACGTATTCCGCAACAGGAAATTGATGGTCATAAAGAGTACTTGGAGACTGTCTTACATAAATTAGATCCACACGCTGAGATGACTATCGCAGGATCTTATAGGAGACGAGCCAAAGACAGTGGAGATATTGATGTTCTTTTGAAAGGGACTCCCGCCTTATACAAGAAGTTTATTGATGTCTTGCAAAAAGAGGGTTATTTGTATGAAACACTGGCGAAAGGAGCTAAGAAATACAACGGGATGGGTAAATTATCAAATTGTCTCACCTTTCGTAGAATTGATATTATGGTAACCAAACCTCAAGAATATCCTTTTGCGATCTTGTATTTCACCGGTTCCAAAGAATTCAATACCTTGATGAGACAACATGCCTTGGATCGTGGATTGTCTATGAATGAATATTCTCTGAAAGATGTAAACACCAAAGAACCTGTAGATCACGTGTTTCAAACGGAGCGTGATATCTTTGATTACTTGGAGTATACGTATGTTGATCCTTGGAAACGATAGATCCTTTGGAAACGGTAAGTTAGTGTAATGTAGTA